GGCTTAGACCAACCTTTAAATGGAATGGAATGGTTTGGAACATATGGAGGATATATCTATGACTGACGAAATGAACGCTCGTCTAGAGAAGTACATGGAAGGCACCTCACTTGGTCTGGCTGCTTTGGCCGAAGTTCTTCAGAAGATGGATGCTCGTCTGACGAAGGAAGAGGAATTTGAGGCAGAAGCTGAGATTGTTAAGGCTGAAGAAGCCGAACGCTCAGCCCTTATCAAGGATGTCGCTTCTGCAGTAGTCTCTATGCTCAAGGCAAACGATGATCTCGACGGTGGTAAGGAGCGCAAGGCTAAGTCCAGCGGTGCGGTTAACGCCGGTGGCGATGACGCTTCGACCACGGTTAGGCCCGTTTCAGCCGCAGCCGATCAACAGGCTGTTATTCAGGCTGAGGACGAGGAAGAGGATGATGAAGAGGATGACGAAGAGGAGAAGGCATACCCAATGAAGGAAGAGGATTCCGAAGAGGGTGCTGCTGAGGAACCCGCTGACGATGAAGAGGACACTGAGAAAGCAATGTATGCTCGCATGAAGAAGCAGCTTGAAAGCCTCCAGAAGGAAATCGCTGATTCTAAGGCATCGCTGTCCAAGGCTGTTCAGGTTGAATCTGAGAACCGCCTCCGAAAGATGGGCTTCAAGGAAGAGCGGCGTTTGGTTGCTCCTAAGTCCAAGTCTTTCGGTAAGGACGAAGTAGACATTGTTAAGTCAGCTCCTAAGTCGAAGGATGTTGTCGCAGACCTCGCAAACCTTTCCTACTCAGAGCTGCGCCGCTTACAGCACGCAGTTGAGTTGGGTCAGGTAACACTCTAATTAAATAGGAGGACTTTTTAAAAATGACTACTTCTCTTTCAGAATATTTGGCTCAGGCTAACCGTGGAATGACGCAGAGTCTTCTCGGTTCTGAGTACCTGTCGAAGGCTTTCTCAGGAACGGCTTTCGGCGTTGACGGCGGTGGTTCGGTATCAGGTGATATCTTTACCGCCACTTTTGGTCGCAAGGTATGGGCTGCTCTGAACAACCAGACTCGGTTCTTTAATGCTGTTCCACGTAATGTGTGGGGCAACACCGCTGGTTGGCGTGTCAGGACGGACCGTGGAGCTAACCGATCTCAGCCGATTTCTGAGACCGGCTCACTCCCGACCATCGACGTTTCCAACATTGAGACGGTTTCGTCGCTCCCTCGTATCGTGGGCACGACATTCGCCGCCTCCGTCAAGGCGATGTTTACGTCGCAGCTTGAGGGTGGTGTTGGTGACGTTCTGGCTCTCGAAAACGAGAACGCTCAGATTGACCACATCAAGGAAATGAACCTTGAGTTGACCGCTCCTTCAGCCGCTGTTGCTACCGCTGGTAGCTCCACGACGGTAACAGTTGATGATGGTTCTCGCTTCCGCATCGGTGACAAGCTTGCTCTTGACAACGCCGGTACGCACGAGAACGCAACGGGTGTTGAAATCACGGCTATTTCAGGTAATGTCCTGACCGTTGACTTTACCAACGACCCTGCGGACGGTGACCTTGTTTACATCCACACCCGTGCTGGTCTTACGTCAATTGACGATATCGTGACCATTCACGGCACCAATGTCGGTAGCTCAACGACCGACACCCGTGCAAACGTGTACGGTATTGAATCCACGATCACTGAGAGCCGAACGACTTCAGGTGCTCAGTGGAAGACCGCTGCTTCGGTACAGGGCAACTCTGGTACGGGTCGAGACCTCTCGCTCAACCAGCTTGACACCGCTATCCAGAAGATTCGTACCAATGGTGGTGAGCCAAAGCTTATCGTCATGGGTCACGACCAGTACTTCAAGCTGGAGCGATTGCTCAACTCACAGCAGCGATACCTCGGTCAGGAAGAGTATCAGGTCGGTGTTGGTTCGGAGAAGACCTTCCCCGGTACCCGCACTGGACTGGTTCTGGCTACCTACATGGGTATCCCGATTCTTCCGGATGCAGACACCACGAAGTCGTACAGTGACGCTTCGGGTGCGCTTGGTTCCAACGTCTACGTTCTGGACACCGACTACCTTGAGGTTGCGGTTGCTCAGCCGACGCAGTACATCGAGAACCGTGACTACTTTGCGGCTTCGTCGCTCGTAGTTCGTGGCTTGCTCTACACGATGGCTGAGTTGAGGGCACACCGTTTCGACGTACACGCCAAGATTACAGACCTTAGCGAGTAATCAAAGCGATGATTATGGGCGGGGAGGCTAATCACCTCCCCGCCTTTACACGTATATACGGAGGAAAAATAAATGGCTCTTACAATTACTGCTCCTAATGGTGCTCCTGATGTTACGGGTGTGCCGGGTAACATGAAATATCGAATTGTCCGACTTGCGTTTGACAGTTCATACGCTGCAGGTGGTGAAGCTCTTACGGCAACTACCTTAGGATTTGATACCGTCGCACTTGTTATTGCTCAGTCGGAAGACACTGGTTATGTACCTCAGTACGACTACGCTGGCGAAACTCTTGCTATGTACGAGGCTGGTGCTGATGGTGCGGCTCTTGATGAAGTAACAGCGGCTACCGACCTAACTGGTGTTTACGTTCGCTGCTTGGTCTTTGGTCGGTAATGTCTAACGAGTCAGTGGACTTAAAATTAGGGGTTTATACTGAAAGATTAGACCGCTACATTGAAAGTCAAACCGAATTAAATAAGACGCTGACACAAACATTAAATAGATTAGAGACCGAATTAAGGGAAATAAATGAATGGCGGAATAAAGTTTACGGGGTAAAGACTGGTGTAGTTGCGTTAGCATTATTGGTATCGCACACTGTATTAGTAATAGGTGGGATTACGGGCTTGATTAGTTGGTTGAATAACCGATAGGAGCATAAATAATATGGCAGAATTGATGCATGATGAGTGGCCTTCATGGGAGATTGATCCCAGTACTAGAACGTCTACTCATCCCTATACAAAATACTACCCGTTTAATGTAACTCTGAGTACGGCTAACACGGCTCAGGATTTATTCACGGTAGATAGGGGTAAGGCTGGGGTTAACTTAGTCACCAACCCATCTGTAGAGAGTGCTACAATCTCCATGTTCACTGCTACCGGTTCAAGCATTAGTCGAGACAACACCTATGCTTCCGAAGGTACTTATTCCCTAAAAGTCGTGACTGATAACTCTGCCGCTGGTGAAGGTTTCTACACTACGCAGAGTATCGGTCACGGATCTTCCGGTATACGTGTATTATCTGGACAAGCAGTTGTTCGGGGAGATGCTGTTCCTAGTGGCTCAGTTCAAATTGTAATTGAAGATTCTAGCGGGACTACGCTAGCTACCGGCAATACGGTAACACTTGATGGCACTTTCCAGCAACTGCAAGTCCAGTACGTAATACCAAATAACACGCTGCAGACAACAGCTTATGTTAAAATTGTAACAGACACTAATCAGTCTACTACTTTCTATGCCGACAAAATCCATAATGAAATTCGTACCGATTCAACCTACTCTTCATACATTGATGGAGATCAGGGTAGGAACTACTCATGGGTAGGCACACAAGATGCTTCAATTTCCAAGAAGAAAGTAGATTCCGTTGTTATTAGAGGTATTAGATTAAACACCTCGCACAATACTTATCTTGCGTTTGACTGTGATGCTTCCTCATCTACAGGCATCTACATTAAAGCTCCTACAGCCGATCAGCCACAGACCGGCTTCTTTGAGACTAACTTCCCAATTGACTTCCGTGAGAAGATTAGTTTCGTTAATGCTTCAGGTTCAGACACACCGAATGTTTATGGTGTGATATGGGGGATTCATCAAGCCTAATGGAAACTACTAACGTAGCATATAAACAGTGGTTGGAAGAATCAGAAGAATCTATTATCGTTCTGGATAAAGCGGCGGAGAATAAAGGTGGCAGAGTAACGATAGACGATATTCAGGATTCGCTTGCTGAGTATCGTAGATTATTTAAAGCCGGTCTCGCTTCTCCCGCTGAGATTCTAACTCTTTACAGAGCTTTCCCTGAAATCTCAAAATATGCTGAAGTAGTAGAACTCCTAGATTTAAACGGTGAGGGTGAGCCTATTGTTGTTGGTGGACCAGCATCTGTTGAATTAGTAGACAGAGAAGGTCACCTCATTACCATGTCCGCATTAGACCAAGCATTTGAGCGATACATGAATAATTTTAGAGCTAGAAATGTTATGGTCATGCATTCCGATGTACAGGTAGGTCATGCGCTTCCCGCTTTCATTTCTAAAGCAGGTCAGATTTTTAAGAGCGGCGTAGAAGGTAATGGATTGTTCTTTATCGCTGAGCTACGCAATGATACTAAAATAGGATTAAAGGTAGCCGATCAGGTTCGTGAGGGTAAGATGCGTTCTTACTCCATCGCTGGCAGTGCTACTAAAACACAGAATATTACTAAGGGTGCTAACACAATAATGCAGGTAGACCAGCTAGAATTAGCTGAAGTTACAATCTGTGAGAAGGGTGTTAACCAAGGTGCTCATTTCGAGCTTATGAAAGCTGAGCAATCTGTTCCAGCATCTCGTCCCGGTTCATTCTTTACCGTAGTATCTAAAGCAGATATTCCATCTTTCACTGAGATATTTACAGCTTGGTTTAATAAAGCTAATCTTATTGAGGATTTAGATAAAAAGCAACTCGCTGTTCTAATGAATGAAAATGCTAGACAGCTTCAGCATCGTGGTCTGCTTAACCAGCTTGGCTTCCCTGAGGAAGTTGACTTGGAAAGATCTCGCTATGCTCCGGTCACATATGATGAACCCGGTAACCTTGTGTCCCCCGTAATTGTTAACGAGGCAGGACAGGAACTAGGTGACCCCAACATGGAGGAAATGCGTAAGGCGGTCAACGACTTTAAGGCGTGGATGCGTAAGGAAGAAGAAGGGGGTATGGCTAAAACTCAGCTAGACCGAATCTCTGACCTAGCCGACATGCTCCACGAGTTAATTGATGAGGATGATGACCTTCCCGGCTGGGTTCAAAATAAGATTTCTGATACGCTCCATAACATGGAAGCCTCCGTCACCAACCTTAAATATGAAGACAAACAGGACAAAGGTCTTGTAAAAGACTTCTTTAAGTGGATGGACGATGTACGATAACTGGTCAGATTCCATAGAGATTTTTTCAAATATATTGAAGAAATCTTCAGCGGAGAAGGCCAACAAGACCCTCTGGAGTAGTATAGTATCCTCCGTAAAATCGGGAAATAAAGGTGGTAAGGCTGGTCAGTGGTCTGCTCGTAAAGCTCAACTAGCTGTTCAGCGATATAAGAAAGCTGGCGGGCGATACAAAGGAAAGGCATCAGGCAAGACTAGTTTAGATAAATGGACAAAACAAGATTGGGGTACCAAATCGGGTAAGCCCAGCGTTCAAGGTTCAAAAGCTACAGGAGAAAGATACTTACCCAAGAAAGCTCGACAGAAGTTATCTCCCCAAGAATACGGAGCTACCACACGAGCTAAGCGGCGGGATTTAAAAGCAGGTAAACAATTCTCTAGTCAGCCTAAACGAATCGCATCTAAAACTAAATCCGCACGACAGTCCTAGTATAATATAAAAAACTAGTGCATGTTCTCTAGAAGGAGCGAGGGGATATGTGGAAAGGTATACCGATGGCAAAGATAAGACCGCAGATCATGATGGGGCTTATAGTATTAGGGTCTACCACGATATATGCTATACACTTAGGAATCGAATCTGTAGCAACCGCCACCATAGGTGGTATTATTGCTCTTTCAATGAAAATTCTCGAAGGCGACTAAATGTCAGATTATGACTCCTTTGATAAAACTTTCTGCGAATGTCAGGTAGACGAAGACTATTCCTGTTTTTATGATCCTGAAGATTGTGAATGCGATTGCGGTTGCATTGATTGTTTTGAGGCTGCATAATTTCTCCCGCTCTATCCCCCATTCAAGTATAATATAGTAGGACACTAGTTTAAGGAGGAATGCCTTATGCAATGTTCAACTGAGTGTAAGTGTGGTGGAAACTGCGCTTGCAAAAACAAACGGTAAGGAGGACCTGTGTGAAAGGACTTATAGCCAGAATTACAGTTATTGCTCCCCTTGTGGTTGCAGTGATTGTAGCTATCGTCATGGACTTTGTTGATGATCTATTAGGAATTTTTACAGCCATTAAGGATGGAAAAATTACCTTGGAAGAACAAGAGGCGATTGACAAGCGGAGGTCTAACCGACGCTGGACCGCTCTAAGAGCACTAGCTGGAAAGGCTCCATTCTTTACAGTTGAATAGAGAGGAGGTGATCCT